CCAGGGAATTTTACCGTTGTGTTGTTGTTTAAGCTGGTTGAATGCCGCTTCGACGGAGGGTGTCTGTGCCGGTGGCGCCGGCGGTGGTGCGGCTGGCGCCGGCCCAATGATCTCGGCGTCCTTGAATACCCTACCGTCCTTGCCTTGAGTCTCGGTGATATTGACCGAGAAACTCTGTCCTTTTTGCGGCTTGAAATCGCAGTATAAATTCAGCCATTCCGACCAGCCGACCGGCTTGACTCCCCATTTCTTACGACCCTTCCACTCGCGTGCTTCTTTGGTAACGGCGTCTACTTGAATTATCGGCATGACTTCCTCCTTATGGTATGTGGTTAAAATGCGTAAATTTTGCCCGTTCTGTAGCTTCGGCAGACCGTCCAGCTTCAAAATAGTCCTTTGCACACTCATATTTCACCTTCGCCCGTAACTCCGCACCCTTGGCGAGTGCCAGGTTACGGCAATAGTCTTGATATTCCTTGGCCCCTCTAGCGAGTCTTTCCAGCTTGGACTCGCTCATGTTGCCGTCATCCAGGTCATTCATCAATGCGGCCAGGACATTCTTCTTTGCGTCGTCAAGCTGCATCCAAGTGGCATGTAACTCAGCCCATGACTCGCCTAACTTTTCGGCGGCTATGATGCGCCGCTCCAACAGGCTCAGGTTACTCATTTTGTGACTTCTTCTGCAAAATAGAGTCGCGTCGTTGTTGTAATTCTCCGATCAATTCGGTCAATTCTCTAGCAATTTGTGCGGAGATGGTACGCATACTAGAGACACGGGTAAGGTCTTCAGAGAATCTCAAGTGGCTATCTCTCAGTAAACGAATACGTCCAAATACAAAATCCAAGTCACTCAATGAGTCGCTTAAGGATGAAATAGACTGTCGTTCGATAGTAAGAATGTCTTTCTTACTTGAGGCGATTCTGAGTTGAGATTTAAGTTTTGCCATTGTGTCAAGAATATCAGCCACTTCTCTTTTGAGAGTGTTTTGGCGATTACATAACCTCACATATTCCAATTGAGGGAGTCTGCCACTTGTTCTAATCTTGTTCGTGACCTCTCCTAGATCACGCTCAAGTTTGAGCTTGGCTGTTTGCCATTCGGCGATCTTGTCTTTGATCTGATTGATTTCAACGACACGCTCAGCTTCACTCATTTTGTCCTCCCTACCACCGTTTCGGTCTCAAAAACCTCGATCCCCCCTATCTCATCTTCAAGCTGTTTTACCATGTTGGGGGTAACTACGGATATTTTATAAAAGGCATTCTCGACTGCCGCCTTGATGACACCCTCGGCGGGCTGGCAATAGTCGCGTTTGACCGCCCTGGCGTCCGTTATACGGTACGTCCAGCGTTTCCGGGTGGAAAGCCCCGCCACCTTGGGCAGCGTGCTAATTTGGGGCGTTATGCGCGTTGGGGCTACGGCTTCAGCCAGCTTGGCATCGGCATCATCGGCAAAGCCCAGGGCTTCTAGGGCTTCGGCATCGGCTAGGGCTGTGGCCTCCTTAATCCAACGGGCGGTACCTAGTAATTTATTTGTCTCTGCCCATGCCTCGGCATCCTTGGCTTGCTTGTAAGCCAGCGCCAGCGGCTCAACGATCCTCAAAGCCGCGGTAATGGGCTGAATATGGCTATCCCGCAGGGCTATGGCCGCTTTGTGGGAGTCATGGGCGGCTTGGATACTCGGCTTGTGGGCTTCGGTTATCTTGGCGATAAGGCGTTTACAGTGAACAATGAAGTGGCCCAGGGCGCTATAATCCTCGTCGGTGCGGGCCGCCGGTATCAGCTTGGCGTTGTCCAGCACGCTAATGGCTTGGTCGTATAGTTGCTCGCTCATTTCTCCCTCCGCTCGCTTTCAGCCAGCATGGCCTCGGCAACATCAAAACATCGCTTAGCTAAGTCTGTTGCATTCGTCCAATGGTCTGTATCAATCCAAGCATTTAGCGCCATGCCGGCAAACCATTCGAGCCTAGTTAAATCGGAAATAAGTTCATTCTTGCCCATTTTCTTTATCCCCCGTCGCTTCGCAATAGTCGCAAGGCGCTTTGCATGTGCCTTCGTCATGGGCTAGGCGTTTGGCTTCCCCTATCTTTTCATATTCGTAGTCGGTATCGCATTCATGCGGATATTCTTTCATTTCGCTTCCTTCCCTTGATAGTTGCGCGTTAATCTCCAGCCAGCAGCGATCGCAGCATTGGCTAGGTGCCCGGTAATAAGTCGGATGGTGATACCAGGCACCACAAAATTGACATGATATAGCGTCTTTCATCTTGCCTCCGTCCTTAGCAGACTGTCGCTTCGCTTCATTTGCCGGCGCGCAACTCGGCCAGCTTGCGGGTAATGTCCATGCTCAATCGACGCAGTTTACCGCTATTCTTGGTGCCGGAAATAAGATAGTCGTAGTCGCCCATATCGGCTATTGTTGCCGATGCCGATGTCTTAAAATTCGCCATTAACGTGATGAGTTCAAGGATGGTTTTCTTTGTCATTTCACCCCTCATACCAGCGCGCTGATAAGCACCCAGACCAAAGCCCAAAACATCAGGCAAAACGCCAGCCCGATAAGTGGTCCTAGTGGCGAGCCTCTTTCAATCTTCATCGCGTGCCCTCCCTTTTCCTACGCCTAGCGCGAAATGTAATTGCCTAATCAATTCGTCTAAGCCTAGCGCCAAGACAAACGGCAGCTTATCGCGCTTTTCCCATTCGATGATGGTATTGCGGGCGACAAAGCAAAACCTAGCGAATTGGCTTTGGTTGATGCCCAAGGCTTTGCGCTCATGGCGGAGATCGGCGCCTGACTTAATCATTATCATTCACCACTTTGCCGAAAGCGTATCCTTTACGGTAAGCCAGAAACAATTCATTAGTGTTACCATTCTGATAGATAGCTTCCTTTCCCCATAAATCCTTAGGTTCTTTGTCAAGGCGGCAGTAGGGGAAGTCGCGTTCAAATTGTTCTAACAAGTCGTAATGTTCTTTTGTTTTTATCATCGTTTCACCTGTAGGGACTGCTCAATCATGCGTGTCACCACGGCATCGACTTTGGCAACGTTGTAAACGCTGCATGAGCCTATGCCGATTATAACGAGGATTATTGCCAGTATGGCGTCTAAGTCTTTCATGGTTTTGCTTCCTTCCTCTTGAGTTAGTTTAATGCCCGCCCGTATCGCCAGCGGGCGTGGTAAGTTGCCAGACTCACGGCGCTTGCCCTTAGAAAGGGCGAAGGGCAAGGCTAGACTTTTTCGACCTCGCTTTTGTTTTCTGCTTTGAAATCCCGATCCGCAAAGACAAAGACATAACCGCGTGCTGTACCGCCGGCGACTAGCTTACCCTTCCAATTCAACTTGGCGCATAGTGCCAACGCTGCTTTGTGGTGCATTTCAAGCGAGTCTAGGTCGCTGTCCCATGACAGCGTGATAGAGTTGTGGCCTTCGGCAGTGGCCTTGCAGCGCGATCCGCGTGTATTCGTTGGGCCGATGTAGCGCGTCTCGATGGCCTTGTAGGCCCATAGTGTGTCTTTCATGTTATCCCCTTCTCTTTCTCCCATGTTTGGCAACATGGAGGTTAAGCACGCCTAATCCGATCAATGGGCAACTCTCATAAGAGTTGCCGATGATGGGACTATAGATGTTTAAACGCAGGCGTTAACTCGCCATTGTCAAGGACTGCAACGCGAGCCGGACCATCAATGCGACCATCGCTGTTGGCGAAAACGTGATAGCCTTTCTCAAGTAACATGACGACCTCAGAGTAGGGGAGGTTTTTCTTAACTTGACTCGGTTGGAAAAAAGCCGGAATTTTGACTATTTCCTTTTCGCCGTTAGCCCACTCAATTTCATATTTGACCATCTTAGTTTTCATTTTCCCCTTCCATTCTCCCGCTTGGCAGCGGGTGTTGCGAACGTTGATGTTAGTCGCGAAACTGCTTCATGGCGTTGATATAGGCTTCCTCAGCCTCATCAGCCGCTAATTGCGCCAGGTGGTATATCTTGCGCCCGCGGAGAAACTCATCATCATCAATGACCCGTCCGCGGTATGCTACCTGCACTGCGCTAAAGGCCTGAGATGCCAGGCGGAATACATAAAGAGAATCCTCGTAAGCTTCCTGGACTAAATCTTCCTCAGATAGTTTTTTGTTTTTCATTTTCATTCCCTCCTGCACGTTGATGGTTAGTCGACAATTACCCAAAAGCGCCAGCTATCGCCGTAGGTCATGAGCTGTGCTGTCTTTGGTCCTTGGTCCCCATCGAATGTCTGTAAGCTATCGGCAACTACACTCGCGTGAATAGGCTGTAGGTATTGAGGCTCTGTGATATTCACTTGAGCGATCTGGTGATACCTGCCGCCGTATATTTCTCGTAGATGGTTGATGGTTTTCATTTTCATTCCCCTTTGCACTCCCATTAAAGCAGGACTCATGCCAGATAACAGCGCAATGCTAAATGCTCAATAACACTACATTCCCCTATGAGTCAAGGAAAAAGAATTCAGGCAATACTGCCATATTTATTTACACTACCTATAACTTGATACTCTAAGTAGTTGAATTTATTACAGTGGGCAATAATGCCTTGTTTTCTCAGAAATGCCCGATGGGATAACGCTTGACAAACTCTACTTAATTCAATAGTAGTGGCGTATGGAGCAATCCATAGTAGTACCTGAGGCAATGGAGCGTAGCTTGGAGCAATCTGGGCTACGCTTTGTTGTTTGTGGGACTATTCGGCAATCACGAGGCATGGATCGCGTCTCTCAGGTACTCCATAGCGCCATTGCCTACAGCGCCACTGGCGGGATAGCTGCTAATAACGTGATTGACCGGGCCAGCGCAATCGACCGACCGACCGACCGACGCTTTCACGATTCAATCTTGATCTAATCACATTGAATCAACTATGGCCTGCATCATAGAATGGATTGCAGGGTTACTCGGGGGGCTTAAGAGGATAGCGGAGGGAGTGAGGGAGTGAGAGCAGCGTCCCAACCTAAGGAGTACCTGTCTTTAAAATCTTAACTCATGGATGGTTCAGCAAGTCTCACATCACCTGCCTCAGTACCAGTAGAATCTTTAAACCTAATCAGAGAATTTAAGGCCATTGCTGAGTTCAAGGCCATTAAACCACGTCAAAGACGTTATTTACTGGCATATTGCGCTAGTGGCTCAATCACCGGATGTTCTAGGTTATGCAATATCCATTGGATGTTTCATTATCGATGGATACAAAAGTCTGAGGATTATAAACAAGCTTATAATAAAGCTCGTGAAATGTTTGCTGACTATGCTGAGGGTGACGTATTTACTAGGGCCTTTGTGGGGACTGAGCATACTATCACTAAGACAAGGGGAGATCAGGTAATTGTTGAGAAGGTGAATCGCAAAAGCGACGTATTAGCCATCTTCGCTCTCAAAGGTCTAAGACCTGAATATCGTGATGGTTTTAATATCACTACGATAGGTCCAGCACAGTTAGCTATCAGCTATCCCGGACAGTCACCTAGGGCAATAACACCCGATAATGGCCTTAGTAAGTTAGGTGAAGACCTCGAGGAAGCTAAGATAATAAACCCATCCAAAGTCTAATTCCCATAATTTAGAATAATAAAATAATACTCAGTGTTATGGCATGGATAGACCATCAGTGTCTGATAACACATAATCTGTAAACTTTACCATAATTGTACAACATGGACAGTATTGTACAGTGCGGGAGCGTGGAGCGTGGTGCTGGTAGTAGTGGTAGGGGGGGGTGCTTTTTCCCTACGAGGTGAGGGGTGGGACCCATTTTTTAGGGCCATACGCCTCCACGTTAAGGAGTAGGCTACCAATATCCCCGCTTTTAAAGTATCAAGGGACTCCATGCCTAAACTCCGTCACAAGATAGACCCCCGGCAGGCAAACCAGAAGGCAGAGATCAGCTTTATGGAGCAGCCGGTGGTGGCTGAGTTTGTCCAGACCATTAGGGATGGGGGACGTAACCCTGAGCGTAGGGAGATATTCTGTTTTGGTACTCGTGGTGACGGCAAGACCATCGGGTGGATGGTGGGGGCGATAGAGCATGCCCGGGCGCACCATGCCGCGGGGTTTCCCCTCCCCGTTCCCTGGGTGGGAGTTACGGATACTTTTACCAGCCACAAGTTAAAGACCATCAAGAGTTTCGAGAATGTCATATTCAAAGGTGGCTGGAGACTAACGGATAATGACCATGTGGCTACGTTTTACTTAGCTGGGACTCCCCTAGTGAGGGTGGACCTGTTTGGGATTGAGGATCAGGGGGCGATGGACCGGATGAGGATGGAGACGGTGGGCATGTGGTTCGAGGAGCCGGCGCCTAGTTCTCAGATGGTGGTGTCCAGCGGTGTCAATGAGGATGCCTGGAGTCTCGGGTTGACCAGTCAACGCACACCTAGCCACTTTCACCCCGCGGTTACGACCGAGAACCTACCTGATGAGGATCATTGGACATGGCGTAGGGCTAACCCCCATCAGCGACCAGTCTTCGCACACCCCGAGCAGTTCAAGAAGATGTTCCTGGATAACGGTTACCGGTGGCTTCCCGAGTTTGACAAGTATCCCCAGGGCAGTCCCCTGTCCGAGTGCATGGGCAATTCATCCTACTTGCCGACTGTCCAGTGGTTCAGGGTGCCAGCCGGCGAGAGAGCAAACGAAGAAGCGAGAGCCGATTGGGGTCAGTCCCTCCAGAATAGACCCGACCTAGTTCGAAGACTCCTGCTTGGACTTCCCGGCGTTATCATGCTTGGGGACCAGGTAGCGCAGGGCTTTAGCCGTGACCTCCACGTTTCATCTAAACAACTCCCCTTCATTCCGGGAGAGCCTGTCTACTTCGGTATCGACTTCGGCCATACCCCGGCGTGCGTGATAGGACAGCCCGAGGGTCCGACCATGCGCGTCAAGGCGTCACTGTGCGCCATGGGGGCGGGTATCCAGCAGCTATTCGAGGATCAGGTGATACCGTGGCTAGGTAGGTTTGCACCTTGGGTGCTTAGACATCCCGACGACTACGCCTTCATAGGCTACGACCCGGCCCAGGGCAGCATGGAGAAGCCCAAGGGCAGTGAAGCAGACATCGACAATGCGGCTCTGGTGATGATCCAGCAGATGCTGGGCGGAGGGTGGTTTGAAAGCGGACCTGTCCAGTGGGAGATAAGAAAGAATATCCTGGTCCAGATATTCAACCGTAGGTCGGGTATCACCGTCGAAGATAATGCCTACACCCAGGACTTGATAAAAGCACTCGACGGACGCTGGTACTATGCCAAGTCGCACCTCGGCGAGCTGCGCAGCGACAAGCCCAAGAAGCCCAACCATCCCCATGAGGATATAGGCGATGCCTTTATTTATCTCTTGGCTAGGTGGGGTGTGCCGGGAATGAATGAGAATGCCGGTCGCCCGCTCAAGGTGTTGACCAACCTTAATCAGGACGACCGGCAACCATCACTTCGGTTTTAGGATATTCTTGCACGCCGGGCACTTCTTGGGCTTGGGCACCCTCGGCACCCACTTCCAGCCGCAGCGCGGGCATGTGCGCGACCAGCGGTCATCGGAGTCATCATTCTTTGGCATCTGTGCTCTCGAAGGCAAGCGTCAATGTCTTATTCGGATTGCCTTTGTCATCCTTGGTGCCGTACTTGTATTCCATCTCGACAATCTTCAATAGCTTTCCGCCTGCGTTGCAGCTTGCATTGCCGACGCCGGGTGAAACTTTCCCCTCGACTAAATCAGACATCATTGCCGCCATGAAGTTGGCGAAGTCTTTCGAGGTGTTTAATCCCTTGCGGGCAATCGCTAGAGAGCGAGGCTGTTCGGATTCCGTAGATACTTCCTTATTTTCCAGATCAGTTGTCTTGTTTCTTGCAGACATTTTTTGTCCTCCTTGATTTTATATTGTGCTTCAAGAGCCGCTATTCGTGCTTGCCAAATACCTTTCTTCTTCTCTTGTTTTATTCGATATTCTTCCCTCCATTTCCGTAACCGTTCGGCGTAAACGTATGATTCTCCGCCGAGGCAGTTATATCTGTCATTATCATCGCCTTTACGTTTGCCATGAGCGGTTCTATCCCACCTCGTTGGCGGCGCACCACATATTCTGCAACGCGGTCTTTTGGGAATAACTCGCAAAATATCACGCCAGTAAAATAATCCGCGTTGATCCATCTGATAGGAATACACGCAAGGAATAATAGATTGCAGGTATCTGTAAGTGTTAAAGTGGACTTTAAGAGATTTACGATCAATGCCGGAAAAGCGTGTGTTGTCGTAGTTAAATGTAGCTAGCCATTCTTTTTGAATGGGCCAGTTTATCGCGTGACCGTAATACTGTTCAAGAATGTCATTCCACCTATCTCGTACTAAACAAATTTTTAAGTTCTTTCTCACGAGATCATCTACTTTGTCATGTTCGCTTGTGTATCCTAGCGTGTATCGTATTTTATACCTCGCCCGATTGATCTCGATTTCTAATTCCTTGATGATCGGTTCGTGGGTTCGCTTTATAAATTCCGCGTCGAACATTAGTGTTTTCTATTCTCCATCATAAAGAAAGTCAACAAGTATTATAGGGCACTTGTGCCCGACGCTTGACAACCAAGCCTAAAAGCGAGTAATGGTTCTTAGGAGTACCCCGCCCATGATGCTGAAAGATATGTTCGTCGGCGCCGATAAGCCGAAGATACCCAAAGCAAAACCCCCGCCGTCCACTTCCAGCACTCAGATACAAGCCGCAGAGAATGACGCCCGGCGCCGGGCCATGCTGGCGCAGGGGCGCTCCTCCACGGTGATAGGCGGAAGTAACTTGGGCAACGTCGGATGAATTTACCCCAAGCCATCGCCAAGAATTACGAAACGCTCAAGGCGGAGCGCGTCAATCTTGACAACATTGTCCAAGACATCATCGACTACATAGCGCCGTTCTACAAAGACGTGGAGCGCACCAGGGCGCCAGGCGAGAGACGCACCCGAAAGATATTTGACTCGACAGCGACCTACGGCTCTTTCATTCTCAGCCAGTTTATCCAGGGCGCCGTGTGCAACTCGGCTACCCGCTGGTTTGGACTCGGGCATTCAGACCCGGAAATAAACGAGGACTCAGATGCCGCTAATTGTCTCAAGGACTGGACGACCGCAATGCTGCTCGCCTTCCGGCGCAGCAACTTCTACCAAGGAAATGGACAGGCGATAAACTCATGGATCAACATGGGCAACGGCCCCTTACTCTGCGAGATGGTACCGCAGACTAGAAGCGGTCTTAACCAGCTTCGTTACACGGCCATCCCATTTGGCAGTTACGTCATGTGTGAGGGACCGGACGGAAAGATAGATACCTTTATCCGGGAAGTGACCATCAAGCTGGTCAATGCGCACAAGATGTTCGAGGAAGACGGCGGGGTAAACTACGGCTTGTCCGACGACCTTAACCGTCAACTCGACAAGACCCCCTACCGTGACGTGACGTTTCTACACTCCATCAGTCCAAGGGAAAACCTCGAATACTCCGGCACTAAACTCAAGAAGTCCAACCAACTACCATGGGCGTCGTGTTGGGTGGAGAAGGAAAAACTCCGGCTGGTGCGCGAGTCGGGCTACCGACTGTTTCCCGTGGCGGTAGCACGTTACGACTTGATAGCCGGTGAGCCTTACGGACGTGGACCTAGCGAAATGGCGTTACCCGACGCGAGGACGATGAATGAAGCCGACAAAAAAGAAATGCTCATGTGGGATAGACAACTCGATCCCCCAACGCTTAGCAAACGAAATAGTATCATTAACGGAATTCTTAATAAGCGAGCCGGCGGAGATACCGTGGTCACTGACCCTAACAACTCCGTTCGGCAGCTATTCGACCAGCCTAACTGGCAAGCCGATGACCTTATGCGAAAGCGCAAAGTTGAGCAAATCTTACGAATCTATCATGTCTCAGAAATTCTCAATCTACTCAGCCGCGAGAAACCCGAACTCACAGCCTTTGAAACCAACGCAAGACTTAACCTACTCCAGCAAATCCAAGGTCCGGTATATTCCCGCCTTGAACAGGACTATCAAAGCGTAGTCATCAACGTCACCCTAGACAACATGGCGCATGCGGGGATGTTGCGCGAACCCCCCGATGTGTTGAGGCAAGGCTCGGCAGACGGGGCACTGGCGGTCAGTTATGAATCGCCTCTTGCGCGTGCAGCTCGCAATCAGGAAATTACTGATTTGCAGCAGTCCGTCGCCGACCTTGCCGGCATCCAGCAGTTTGACCCGCAGGTGCTACAGCTTGTCGACTTTAAGAAAGTATCACGCAAGCTATTCGAGATTCGCGGCACCCAGGACATGCTGATAAGCGAGTACGAGTTCAACCAGAAAGTCACCAAGCTACTCGCGCAGCAGAACGCCGAGAAGATGGCGATGCTCGGCATGGGTGCGGCTAAGGCGGCGGGAGATGTGGCGCCGTTCCTCAAAGTCACACGCGAAGGCGCCAGCGGAGGACAGGCAGCGGCATGAAGGTATTTTGCGACTACTCGATACTGCCCGGCAGGACGCCTCAGTTAATGCCGTATCAACTCTTTTTGAAGATAGACAACCGTGGCATGAGTCAGTGTTATGACCATGAACCGACGCTCAAGGATGTAGTGGAATTTATCAACCAGTGGGATAAGCAGCTTGAAGAAGCGGCAGCGTAAAATCAGGCTCACTTATGTCGAGCGCACCCCTGAGCAAATCGACGAGGCAATACGGGCGGCGGTATTCCAGGGCGGTGTGTTGTGGGATTATTTCAGCACTATTATTTCAGAGGACGTGGAGGGCGCTTCGGAATTTGAGCGCGGCATGGCTGAAGGAATGCGCCGGCTATCGCGCA